CAACAACCGTCGCTCCGCTGACATTCAAGGCACTCAACTTAATGGTGTCCTTAACATCCTCGAACAACTTCATTTCCAAAGCCTTGCGAAGCTTAGGATTGCTGTCCCAACGGAACGTCTTGCCCTTGTGTGCCAAATCGCCGATGAAAGCAGCGATTTGCCGACGGAAGTCATCAGAACCAGTATCTGGAATCTGAATCTTTTCTTCAATCTGACGCATCAACCGCTCATCTGGCTTACGATCCTGGCCAGTAATCGGATCACGAGTCTTGCTCTTGTTGATATAAGCCATCACATTGTCAATATAATTCGTGCAAAGACGAATAATTGCATCTTCGTCGCCCACAAGAGCCTTTTGGACTTCCGCTTTCAAAATGTCGGTTAACTTCTTGAGAGCCAAGTCGATACAAGTAATATAACGACCAACCTGTTCTTTATTGGTCAACAACGATGAATGCTCCAAACCATCTCGGAGTTCATTCAATACCATGAACATGTTTACATAGTCATGGTTATTCGCCAAACAGTTGGAAATCTTATCTTGCAGATAACGGACAGAAACACCCGCCGACATGCCTTCGTCTGGGTATTTATCCTTCATTTCCTTGACAGAATCTTCTGTCCAACCTGCCAACAATCTTCCGTCATACAATTCGGCCTTTTCGACCAAACTAATCTTTCCATCCTTATCGTCTGCAAGGCGAGTCAACACACTCCAAAGAGCTGCAATTTCCAGCGTGTGAGGAGCAATATGCTGCTTGACCTTGCCAGCACCATAATCCTTTTCCAGAATCCTAAGTTCTTCAGACCACCTTAATGTATAAGGAACATCAATCTTGGTGGTTCTGTCACGAAAAGCTTCCATATACTGGTTGCTCTTCAACTTCTGGAATTCTGGGTCGTTAGTATGGCAGAAGATTGCTTCGTCAATGCTAACTTGAGCAAACTTCTTAGGCTTAATGCTTTGCTCTTGCGAAGCACCCAAGAGGTCATAAAGGAAAGCTGTATCTAGCTTTAGGGCTTCGATGAACTCAATGATACCTCGGTTTCCAATGCAGAATTCACCATCGAAGGAGAATGCTCTTGGATCAGAGTCTGAACCGAAGTTGCCAATTTGACGGAAGTTAATATCACCAGTAAGCTCGGTGCTATCTTGGTTCTTTTCGTCTTTCGGCTGGAAGGTAGCAATTCCACAACGATCTGCTTCGCTGTAAACCTTGCGAACAACTCGGATGTGGTTTTCCAAGACCTTTTCTAGATCACCATCGTACTTCTTGAGCAAAGCCGCCATGAACTTCTTGCAGAGCGGATCAAGTTCATCATTGCATCGTAATGTATAAAGGTCTTTTCTGCGTTCTTCTGGAACGGATTCTTCGTGAAGGCTATTCAATTCATCAACTACGCCTTGACGAAGTTCAATAGGCAGGAGTTTGAGGGGTTGTTCATGCATTGGGCATGAGCATTCTGTGTCTGTATAAATACCTTCAACACCGGTTGGAAGGTTGACCCACTTGAAAGAATACCAAGCACCAGAATCTGTTTTGGAGAACTTCTCCATATTGCGTTTAATCAAACGGCAAAGAGTTGACTTTGAGCTACCGACTGGTCCGTGAAGGAGGAGAATTCTCTTTTCGGTTCCGTAACCACCAGCAGCACCCTTGATGAATTTCACCAAGGAATCCTTCATGGGAGCCAAACCAACAATTGGAAGCTCAGGATCATCGAAGAAATGATAATTCGTGTAGGTCTTGCGATACTCTTCAACGGTCGAAGAGCCCTTTTCCATAATCATGTCATAAATTGTTTGCCAAGCATTGCGGATGAGATAAGGCTGCTTGTAGCAAAGTTCTAAGTATTCGCCGAAGCTCATTTCAGCGGTCAATGCCCTAAATTGGGCTCTATTGAATCCGCCAATTACTTTCTTTAAGGTTGTCGCCATTTATTTTTATCTCCAGGTACTTATATCCGACTTGTTAGGAATATAACTCTTGAATATTTTTCGTTCAATACCTTTTCCAAAAATATTCAAAATTATTTTTCCCGTCTTTGGATTATAAGCAAAGAGATAAAAGAAAAAAGCCCCAGACTTATTTCTGGGGCTTTTTTAGATTATTTGACTTCTCCCCAAGAAGAATCCTTATTCAAATCGTTTATTGGATTGTAAACATCAGTTCCCATATGGGATGCTTGTTCGGCTCTCATGCGTTCATTTATCACTTTGGGCAGGTTATGCTGGAAACGATAACCGTGGCCACCAGACTCACTATTCCAACGATCTGTGCCTTCCGGATTAGCGAATTGAAAATTACAGGCAGTAACTAATCGCAATTTGCGTTTTGAACCACAATGGGGACAGGAAACGGAGGGATATTTACCCGTCTCATCATATGATGCCATTTCTTCGTAATGTTTGCCACATTTTTTACTTTTGCACTGAAAATCATAGTTTGGCATTATTCTTCCTCTAATTTCTTGAGATACCTGAAGGCTTTTTCAATCATTTTTAATTTAGTATTTTGGGAACAAAACCACCACCAAAATGATTTTTCGCAACTCCGAATAGCGATTCTGAGGACTCTGTGATTTAAGTCACGATAAACGAAATTGACTTGCATTTGTTCCATAGCCATTTCCTCTTCCATAATGGCTTTTAATTGCTCGTCAGTGACATCATCTTGAGGTTCTTCATTAAAGAATTTATCAACATCGTCACGATATTCGTCATTTTCTTCGTAATTAAACCTTCTCATAGCTATTCCCTCGATACTGTTTGAAACAGAGGAGTTGCTGCATCCCATAATTTACCAATTCGGGATTCGTTCACAGTCAAAATACCTTGATTATATTTGACATCTAACGGAGGACAACCCATTTTATTTATCCAAGAAGACGTAACAAACTTACCCCAACCATTTGAATAAGTAGCAAAAACACAAGGTTTTTCCTCCCTGCAATCACAGAGAAGCTCGCTATTTGGTCTTTGTACATCAAATATATCTAACTTAAACCCCGCTTCGTCAAAATCCCTGATGCAAAAACAATCAGGTGGAATTACCAAAAGAGGTTTTTCTACTTTTTTAAGAACTTCTTGAATTTGACCTTCGCTATCTGTTTCTTTATGCAAAAAGAGAGGAATATTACATTTCCTAGTCCAATTGAAAATATCATAAGTCATTTTCCGACGATGTGCTGCAACAAATACCTTGGAATCTGGAAGATTTTTGGTTATCGAGTACCAACAAAAAAATGACATCCACCTATGGTGCGGAACGCAATCGCAAGCTATCAAAATGTTTAAACCATCTCCGGTCGCAGATATACTCATGCAATAAGATAGTTACTTGAATACCGGTTTTCCACATCTCGGAACTGGATGAATTGTATTTACATTCATACCCGTGAAAGTAGGCTTAGCTGGTTTTGCCGGATTCACTACACTAAACACTTTGGAAGGAGCATGTCCAGTCATACCAAAAAGCTTCACTCGTTTCTCTTGTTCGTCCAAAAATTGGCGAAATGTCTTCATAGATATATGTATGAAGACATTCAAAGAATTCGCTGCTCAAAGATGGTTGGAAGACACAACGCCTGCCGACGATCCCCTAATTACCCAAGCAATTACAAGATTAGGGCTCAAAGACCCTAAAATTTTGCCCGGAGCAACGGATCAAAAGACTGCCGTAAGAGCTATGAATACGCCAGAGGTTAAAAATGTCATCAAAAAGGAAGGTCCAGCAGCTGGCGGGGCCATTAGTGCTACTTTAACTGGTGACACGAAGAAAACGCAACCTAGCCAAGTCACGCCAGCTATACAACAAGGAATTTAATTCCACTTTTCTTCGCCGTCTATCCAATAATGTAAAACCCACCGACCAGAAGTGGAAAAATACTTCCGATCTATCACTATGATACCAGCGTGAATCTTTCGATGGCAAAGGCAACAAACTGTAATTGTATTAAATTCAGTATATTTGCCGCCATTTGCCCCTTCTAAAATACGATGAACATCTAGAAGGTCGTATATTTCACAAGAACAAAAATAGCACTTTTTGTCGTAAAGCTTTTTTGTAACTTTGTTTATTGTTCGCTTTGCCATAAATTCTCCTGTAGAATAATATCTACAGGAGAGCAAACATCAACTAGGAGATAAAATGTTAAAATGTTTCTTTGGAGCCTTCCTCGGAGCTCTAGCTGCCATCGCTGTCACCGTAGGAGCTGCTATTGGATTTGGTTGTCCCTGTCAAAAATGCTGCGAAAAGCCCGCTTGCTGCGAAAAAGCCTGCGATTGCGGTGCAGAAGGATGCAAATGCACGAATTGCAAATGTACCCCAGATAAGAAGTGCGGCGAAAATTGCAAATGCAAGAAAGCCGGATGCTGCCACGGACACAAGTGCCACAAGTAAATAAATTAAACTTGTGCCCTAATTCTTTCAACTAAACCTGTGGTAGAAAAACCCTCTACCATAGGTGTCGTCACCACCTTCGCCAAACCATATCCAACCACATCCTCTTCCTTATACTCAGAACCCTTCACAATTACATCTGGGTTAATTTGTCGAATCATTTTAAGTGGCGTTTGTTCACTAAAAAAGACCACAAAATCCACACACTCTAAACTCGCCAACATCATCATCCTGTCATCCAAAGTGTTAAACGGTCTTCCTGGTTTAAGTTCCGCCACACTTTCGTCCGAATTGACCGCAACTACCAACTTGTCGCCTTGAGCTTTAGCCAACCTTAAAGTTTCTATGTGACCCGTATGCAAAATATCAAAACAACCATTCGTAAACACTAATTTATAATCTCTATTAGAGAAATAATCATTATAATTTCCTACTATGATCTTTTTTAATCTGGGGTCGATTAAATTTCTAATCTCATCGGGATGAAGTGGTTTATTGTGCCTATTTTTGACGTATAAAACTCCTGCTTTCCAGGCTACTTCTGCGGCTTCTCTGATGGATAATTTCCTGGTTAATGCCATAGCCAGGAAAGCGACAAAGCAATCGCCTGCACCGATTACGGATTCTGCTTGTGGTTGTGGCGTAGTTGGACGGATTTCATGAATGCCTTCTGAATCGAAGACAGTTACTCCGTCACCAGCTTGGGTAATTACTACTGATTTGCATTCTAGATAGTCTAGAAAATATGCCCCAGCCTCTTTAATGGTCTTTTTGCCACTAATCGCCAATGCTTCTTGCTTATTTGGCTTAAAGACAGTGCAGCCTCGCCATCGTTTGATGTCTCTGTCTTTTGGATCAACTATACTAATAGGAGCGGTTCGGACCAAACTGTCTATATAATTCGACAAAACACCTTTATCGTAATCTGAGAAAATAAGCACATCGAAATGGGTGTCTTTTATACTGTTGAATAATTGAAGACATTTAGAATCTAAATCTTCTAAACCATAGTTTAGTTGTTCAACATCCCAACGATAAGTGGGGAAATTATCGCTATAGAATCTTTTTTTGCGTGGAATCTTACCATTTATTGTCAAACATAAACTTGTATCAATTTCTTTACCAACAAAAACAGAATCGGCTTCTTTATCGATAAAAGAAATTAAATTGACTTTGACACTAAAGTTTTTGAATTGGTAGGCTACGTTCGCCGCCCCACCGGGATAATTATCTGATTTATCGGTATAAGAATGCATCACCGGAATAGGAAATTCCGGTGATATTTTCTTAACTTTAACATCAAAATATTCATCCAGCATGGCATCGCCAATCACACCGATTTTATATTTGGGATCAATTCCCTTATAAAAACCAAGCGTGAAGAACTTATCTAACACATTCATTTTATTCCTCGAATAACAATTTGTCCCAAGTATCTTGCAAAAGGGACGCATTAGAATCTATGTTATTCGTTGCTTCCCATAAAATTTCACCCGTTTGATTGTTCCAAAAACAATATCCATATTTGTTTTCACAAAAGAAATCATGCCATCCTGGGATATTCATCAATTTAGCAATTTGCACGCTTGTTATTGAACCATTGACATATTCGCTCATTTTATTCCTCATAAACATTTAGTCCGAGTTTTTTAGCCTTTTCTATCCATTCGGTTCGTTCACGTTTATTGTCTGATTCTAATTGTGGAGCATAAGTTTCGACATTCCACCCGACGTATCTTTGCAGGGCTTCAATCTCAAGTCTGGTTAATTTAATGGCACCACGATGATCGTGATAATCATTCCAGGCTTCCACGGCTAATGGAACAATGGGTTGAATTAAACTCAACATAGCGTCTGCAAATACTCTGATTTCCCATTGAGCATGAGCATCACATCGCAAACCAAGAAAGTGAAATAGGTTGTGAAGATCAATTTTCCAATACCATTCGGTATAATTGTTGACCGGCAATATCATTCTCGACTGCTCACGAGCCACACCTTTATCGATATATTCTTGATAGGTTGCATACGCTTTGTCGCAAGTTTCGTTAAGTATATCAATAAATCCCTGTGCATCTACGGTAGACATTTGCTGGTCGCCGCCCTGCTTATTTGACTTTGACTGCTTGCGAATATTATCAATGTCCGGAAAATAAAACTCATCTTTCATAACCGAATATCTGCCACTGTATTCATTAACATTCGCAGTTCGATGGCGTATCCACTGACGGGCTATAAAGATAGGCATCTTACAATGAAACTTAAATTCTACCATCTCAAATGGAGTTGTGTGAGTATGTCGCAGCAAATATCTAATCAATCCACGATCTTCGTTGAGAGTTTTAGTGCCATCGCCGTAACTAACTCGTGCAGCTTGTACAATTGCAAAATCTGCGGTTTTACGATCATCTGGAACCAGTCTTGGCATTGTATCAACTAAGGTTACAAACCCTTTATCAAGGCATTTGATAGTTAATTCAGGCATATTAGTCATTACGTCGTGCATATTTTTCTCCACTGAGAGATTTCTACCAAATAAAAATAGCAAGTTGCGTCTCACAAATCAATCCAAAACCAGTAAATAAGGAGAGATCACCACAAAAACATAAGAGGGATCAATGCGCAGTGGTAAAGTTAGAGTTTTGTCAAATTTAGCTGTCGGTGCCGATACTGTCGGTACGGGTAAGCTCGTGGACCTTGTTAGTACCATTGCAGGGCTAGGATTGCCCGTAATGACTACTACCCAAAGAAATGCCATTCCGAGTCCAACGGCTGGTATCACGATCTTTAACGACACAACCGATTACATTGAATATTATGACGGCGTTGAATGGGTTAGCATTACATCCGGCGGCGGAATGCCTGCTTTCACCATGTCATTCACAAATGCCGATTTAGTTGCAGGTTATCTTACCGTAACTCACGGCTTGAATTTCCGTCCAGTTATCACACAAGTTTTCGATGACAATTGGAATAAAATCAATCCGGACGAAATCACCTTAACAGATGATGACGTAACCACAATAAAACTCGTTTCCTACGGAACTATAACCGGCACATGGAACGTCATTGCTTTCACAGGCTCCTCCCAAGGACCACAAGGAGAACAAGGCTTCCAGGGCTTCCAGGGTCCAGCCGATGGTTTCCAGGGTTTCCAAGGCTTCCAAGGTAATCAAGGATTCCAAGGACTACAAGGAAGTCAAGGATTCCAAGGACTACAAGGAAGTCAAGGATTCCAAGGCAATCAAGGTTTCCAAGGCTTCCAGGGCAGGCAAGGCTTCCAGGGACTACAAGGACTCCAAGGCAGTCAAGGTTTTCAAGGAAATCAAGGAGAACAAGGATTCCAGGGCGAACAAGGAGAGCAAGGAGATACAGGCGAGCAGGGTTTCCAAGGATTCCAAGGCCCAGCCGATGGCGAACAAGGATTCCAGGGCTTCCAGGGTTTCCAAGGCGAACAAGGTGAACAAGGAGAACAAGGTTTCCAAGGACCAGCCGATGGAGCACAAGGTTTCCAGGGCGAACAAGGTTTTCAAGGTTTCCAAGGCAATCAAGGTTTCCAGGGACCACAAGGAGAACAAGGTTTCCAAGGCTTCCAAGGCCCAGCCGACGGAGAACAAGGGTTCCAAGGTTTCCAGGGAGAACAAGGATTCCAGGGGGACGACGGCGTTGATGGAGCACAAGGCTTCCAGGGGGACGACGGCGTTGATGGAGCACAAGGCTTCCAAGGGTTCCAAGGTTTCCAGGGTCCAGCCGATGGTGAACAAGGGTTCCAAGGTTTCCAGGGTGAACAAGGATTCCAGGGGTTCCAGGGCTTCCAAGGCAATCAAGGATTCCAAGGGTTCCAGGGCTTCCAAGGCAATCAAGGATTCCAAGGCCCATCGGATGGGGCACAAGGTTTCCAAGGTTTCCAGGGATACCAGGGATCATCCAGTGGATCGCCTTATATTATTCCTACATTGGCTGATTTCCCGAGTGCTTTCTGGGTTAATGAAACAGAAATTGAAGAAGTAGATGATGGATTGCTCCTGAAAAACTACAATGGTGTTGGCGGCGAAAATGCTGCCTTTTACTTTATTGATTACCCAAGTGGTCCTTTTGAATTAGAATATGGCTTATGGACTATGGCAACAAACAACCACAGCGGAGCAGGAGTAGCTCTTGGATACTCTGACGGGACCAATACAGCTACTGTAGGACCATTTAATTCAGGATATGTGGGATTTTCCGGATGGCGTTGGATGGATGCTTATAACGACTACAACAGTGATGCACCTGTCATAAACCCCAACCCAATAAACGGACTGAGTGGAAGATTTATTGGTAAGATAATCGATGACGGCACGGACATGTTTTTTTATGTTGCCTATGACGTGCCAAATTATGAACAAACATGGGAGTTAATATACACCTTTGTTAAAGCAGATGCATTTGGTGGTTGGATACCTGATAGTTATGGGTTGTTTTCTTGGCACCTATTTTCTCAACCATCAAAAGCATTGTTCTTCCACTGGAAATTAACTATGTTATAATTGCTGTTCCGTCTTGAATAAGAATTTCTTTACAAAAACCCTGGACAACTGCTTTTGGTTGTCTAGGGTTTTCTTTTGTATTTGTGGGGACCAAACATTCGATGTTATTCACGTAATAACAAGTTTGGCGATAATGAATTGACCAGAAAACTTTACCGGTTTTCTGGGTCATTGGTTTATTGAAGTGATAGAAAAAACGGTAAGACATTTCTACCTGCCTTCCGATCTTGTTTTTCTGGCAATCTCGTGATAATCGTCCACATACTGTCTAGATTAAATTCGGCGTTCCAGGAGCCGCTGACGTTGTGCCGTCAAGTTTTCAACTACTGACTCGCCGGATTCTGTTTAACATATTACCGAATCGAATCAGTATACTACCTCAACTCACATTTAAGAGTCAAGATCATCCTGTTTTTTGTTTTTCTTATCTTTCTTGTCTTCATCACGGAATCCAATCATATCAACGGGAGTTCTCTTCACCATCCCAATAGTTGGTCGTGAAAAAATTGCAATGGCGTTTGCGTTAGTTCCTACTTCTTGTAGTTTTAACCAATTTTTGAATTCCATAATATTCCTTACATCATCGGAGGAGCACCGCCAGGAAGTCCACCGCCGGCTGCTTGTTGTGCTGCTGGTGTCCAACCGGTTGTCAAGAAATCAATCAGTTCTTTGCGATCCAAATGGTATCGCTTTGTATCTTCGTATTTAGATTTATTCAATTTATTTCCATGAAGATAACTTCGATTTCCTTTCTGGGGTTTTAATCGAATATCCGCCCCATGTGGAGTAAGGGAACCTTTCACTATCTCCCAGGCAGATAACTTGTATAAAACCTCTTTATTGGGTTGTCCTAAACCAAAGTGAGAAGAAACCCAAGGTTCATCTTCCATGATTTTGGTTAGGTCTTGCCATTCGATACCTTCTTCGTCACCGAGAGCACCGAAGTAATCTTGAGTTTTTTCATGGTCATCTCCACCCATAGCCACATCACGGGACTTTTCTGGAGTTGGGTCCATGTCTTCTTGAAAAACAAACTTTTTGAAGCCGTACAAAGTAGATTGCATAATCTATATATCTTCTGGAGGAATAAATGAATAACAAGTATTTCAACACTCCATCACCGGGATTTTCCAAATTTAGAACCCTGATGGATATTTGGGATAAACATTGCGTCATAGAAGAACAAGAAAAATCAATTCACGACCTAATGGATCGTCATGGAATGATTTTATTCTTCAAAAAAGGAGATGATTTATTTGGGGCTCCTGAAGATAGTCGCCTTATTTTCGCTAAACTCAAAAACGACAAAGAAGACGATCCTATGATGCCGGGATTCAGAGACGAAGCTAAATTTTTGGGCGTTAATTTATTGAAATCCATGTTCGGTTCACCGGAAGATTCCGTAGAAAATATGTTTGGAAATCAAGATATTCCTCAAATTAAAGTATGTGATCGAGAAGATGTCATAAAAATGATTATGAGTCATCAAATTAAAAAAGGGAAGAAATGAGTTTGCCTTTTGCGAGAGATAATGGAAAAAGAAAATATCAATGTTTTGTCTGCGGGCAAAATTTTGAACTATTCGACGCATACAAAAATCATATTATACAAACACATGACGAAGGTCGAGAATACGTCATTTGTCCCTTAGATCGCTGTGGGGCACCCGTAAGGGATTTGCGAAGTCATTACAAAGCAAAACACCCTAGCGAGAAATCTATCCCTACTACTGGCCAAATGAAAGCAATGGTTTGGAAAGACCAAAGTAACAAAAAAGATGGAAAGTTAAAACAAAGAAAGCCTAAATTCAGAGAAGGATATTTAGTTTCTACCAAAAACTGTGGGAAAGAAATGCACTATAGGTCTGGCTGGGAATGCGATGTATACGAGTGTTTAGAAGCTTTGCCTGAAGTAATATCTTACGATGTAGAACCATTTAAAGTGAATTATACTTTTAATGGAGAACATCATGAGTATAATCCAGACCTAAAAATACTTTTTGATGATGGGCATGTGGAAATTTGGGAAATTAAGCCTGCTAACCAAACGCATTTACCAAGGAATAACGCAAAATGGGCAGCCTGCAACCAACACTGTCAAGCGAGGGGATACTCCTTCATGGTTCTAACGGAAGTGGGAATGGGGAAACTCAAACAGAAAATCAAGAATCTCAACAGCCTCAACGAATAGAAATTCTCGATGAAGTCATCATTTGTAAATCTGGGTGCTTTGAACGGGGCCGCAGATGGCTTCGTGGACGACACCCAGAATTAGGAACTATTCTCTGGGGTATAACCGGTTGGGAAACAATGCAAGAATTTGATAGAATCCTTGCATTGAAAACTTTTACTGTAACTGAATAGATTCAATAAAAGGAACTAATTTCTTATCAACTTTATCATATAAATCTTCAATCGATCCGTCATTTTTAATGAAGTAATCATAGTGCTGAATACCGGTCGGCACTTCAGCTCCATATTTTAGAGCCAAATCACTTGGTATTGGACCCTCTTCAAGATATTTACCACAAAATTCGATAATGGGTCTGATTTGAGCTTCGGAAGAATTTGGATCATCATTCAAGAACCCAGGACGATATAAAACAATCATTATACCGCCTCTCGCTTTAATGGCAGCGGCTTCGTTGATATATCTTCCATCACTAAATATCTTATTCTTACTTTCATCTCTCAAAGCTATTTCAATCCAAATATCGCTTTTTATTTGTCTAAAACCATCTCCGATAAATTGAAGACTTTTTCTAACACTTTGTAGCATTCCTGGTGGCGATTCAGGATTTCTTTTCCAATTTTCTGTAAATTCTCTGGTCACGCCGAAACTTGTTTCAAAAACTTCTTTTACTGCATTCGCAAAAGCACTTCGTTCCCAGCGGTTTTTATTTTTACGATATTGAGCTGCATGGGCTATAATATCTTGGTCCGTAGTAGAATTCAATTTACTTTCAACATATAATTGTTCTATTGTCTTCGCTGCCGCCCTGTATTCATCGATGGTAATTTGATCGTATTTTTTATTCAGAGCTTTAACCAAATAGTCACACAATACGTCTTTTCCATTGGCAATTTGGCTTGCGACACCAATTACTTTCATAATGTCTCCATTTGGTGAAAAAGTTACTGTTATAAGGTGAAGCCTATTCTACACCAAGGCTTTGAATCGAGGAATATGAAATGTCTAAGAAAAAACAAGTAGAAAAGATTTGCGGTAATTGTTTATTGTACAATAAAGAAAAAGGCGAATGTAAAGTAGCAATTCTGGTTGAGGGCACTGAATATCACATGCCGGTGTTTCCTAAAGACAAATGTCACATGGACGAATTAAACATCCCTGTAGAACAGGTTAGATGGTGGGTAGAAGACGATCAAGGAAACCCTACCACCGGCAAAGGCACCGTAAAAATGGAATATCCAGAAGGGTTTTTCGGCAAGAAATAAGTGGCTTGTAATCCCCCATATTGCCTTGGTACAGGGGGCTTTTGCAACTGCAACTGCTATTGTTGCCCACCCACTCCCTGTTACACAAGTTGGACCTACACATACCTGTGCGGTACAAGCTCAGGTTATTGGGATGCGAACGTAACTCCAGACGAAAGTTGCGATTGCAGCCCAATGCCCTTTCGTGCGCCAAGCCTAAATGTCGAATTCCCACAGTTTGAATACCCACAAGTCCTCACCGACGATGGCTACGTTTTTGCACTCGATGTAGCGTCTTGCTCTATCCCTTGCACCACCTACACAATCACCCTCACAACAACAGGATGCTGCCTATATCCTTATTGGAACAATGTTTACGGAAATGGTTTAATCTTTACGGCAATTGGAGCTGGGAATATATCTCTAAGTGGATGTGGAAGTGCTTGCAGTGGCTCTTTCCAATGCAAAATTAACAACAATACAGGAACAGTAACAGTAGCAGATTGCGGGCAGGTAATTGTAGAGATTACCCCGCCAGCTGCCAGTTGCTGCACTTGCTGCTTAGTAAGTAGTTCAGGAACTTTACTTAATCCAAGCAGTCCGTTCCGAAAACGGACTGTTGGAGGGAAACAGAAATTTTACGTTGATCCCAAGAAGCTTGTCAATAAAATCAAGAAAACAAAGCCTTCATCTTAGCATCATCCACGATAGCTTTAGCCGCATCTGCCTTCAGGTTCACTATTTCTTTGAACTTATCGAAGTCCATATCGGCTATTGCCTCAACAGTCTTAAATCCAGCATTATACAACTTGCTTGCTCGGGTTCTACCAATATTCGGCAATCGACACAGGTCTACCAAGTGTCCTGGAACACCGTTGATAATTCTACCTTCTAAAGTCTTGAAAAATCCACTCTGTTGCCAGTTACCGCCCAAACTATCCAAAGCCTGAAGAACCTGAGAAAGTCTATTGTAGTCGAACTGTAGATTTCTTTGAGTAGCCGCACAAACTTGCGAATTCACACCATTAAGCAAATTGAAATAACAAAAACTAGCCTTCAAAGAAGCATCGTTATAAAACCTGCTAAATGGCATATTTCTTATCTTGGTCACATACATCGACATTTCTTCTTTTTCCAACCTAGATACTATACTCATTCTTTGACTGTCAAGATTACCCAAAGCCATCGATAAATAGTAATCGTCATCTTGTTTATTGTCGTCAAATACACCTTTGAAGTTAAAATACAGATCGGAAACATCAAATGGACTAAAGTAGAACATACTGGACACTTTACCAATGGTCCGACACTTCCATTTTTCGTCTTCAAATACAATGGCCCCGCACTTTCTGAGCGATTCCAAAGTCTTATCAACGACTGTTTCTTCTAAAGCCTTGTTCTGGAAGCTGGCCAATGAACGCTTATACCAGTTGTGGACATCATCTGTAGTTTCTACGTCGCCGTGGTGAATTTCACTAACTAAATGGAAAGCCAAGGTCTTATAATTCTCGCCTACTTTTTCCAGAAGTTGAGATTCAATGCGATTAGGCTTGCTGAATTTCAAGCGATACTTAGACTCTTCGGATTCTGGAATTAAAACGTAG